GGCGGTCCGCCGCCGTGCGCCCGGTATTGGCGCTGTTTATGGTAATCACCGGCGTCTGAGCGGTCAGGTTGATCCGGTTCACGTACTGACGCTGCGCCATATCCACCAGAGATTTGAGATCTTCCTCCGAGAGATTTACCGCCTTTTCAATGCTCCCGACACTACCAGAGATGTCGCCCAGCTTTCCATTGATCGATGCCAGCTCTCCATAGGCGGGCACAGTGAACCCCGAACCATAGTCTCCCATTCCGGGCATGGAGAATCCGCCCAGTTTCAGATTGGAGCCCCATTGATAGCCGCTCTGGAAGGACTTGCCCAGGTCAAAATACTCCATGGGCTTGACAAACTCCTTGTAGGAGCCTGCGGCGATGGCTCTTTCCCGGCTGGCCTGCATGGTCTGATATAGACTGTCAATGCCCGAGGTGAGGCTTACTTCCACGCCGGGTATTGCGTTAATCAGGGCTTCAATTCCACTTGCGACGCTTCGGATGTGCCCCAGAATGCCCAGAGCCATATCGTGGAACAAAATTTCAACTGCTCCGGGGAGATCTGTAAATGCATTTCCAACGAAGTTTATAAACATAGCAAAGCCGCGCTGGAGTGGTACGATGGTCATATTCATGATCTGTGCGCCCATTGTGAAGAACACGCCTGCCACAATTCCGGTAGCTGAAATACTGGACTTGGTGAAGTGGTTGAAGGCCGCCACGCCGGCATAGAGCGCCGCAACCAACAGAATGACTCCCATCACAATCCAAGTGATGGGCGAGGCGAGGAGCGCACTATTGAAGGTAAATACAGCCGCAGATGCCGCAGCTGTATTCCCAGTTAATACACCGAAGCCAATGCTCAAAAGGTTTACGACAAAATGATAGGCTGCTGTTGCGACAGCTGCAATCTTGGTCCAGTTGGCTGCGATTTGGAATACAGCAAAGGCGCCTGCGGCACCCAGTACCAGCGGCCCGATGATGTCCAGGTTGTTTGCCAGCCAGTTGATTCCCACCAAAACCGGCTGGAAGGCCATGAGAGCGGTGTTCTGGAAGGATGTCCATACTTGACCCCAGGTCATTGGCATCTGCGCAAATTGGGCGTTGATTCTAGCCGCGGCATCAAACATGGCGTTTTTGACCACTTCGGCGGTGACCTGTCCTTCGCTGGCCATTTCCCGCATGGTTCCAACGGAGACCCCCATATATTTCGCAATAGACTGCGCGATGGTCGGCGTCTGCTCTAAAATGGAATTGAGTTCCTCACCTCGCAGAACACCGGAAGACATGGCCTGTGTCAGCTGGAGCAGGGCCGCATCAGCCGCCTGCGTGGACGCGCCGGAGAGTACGATCTGCTTGTTGATCTGCTCAGCAAAGGAGACGAGCTCCCTAGTGCTGTTAAAGGCGTCGCCAGCCATTGTTCCAAGCTTTCCCACCATATCCGCAGTGGCCTGATAGGCCCCCCAGGATCTCTGTGCGCTCTCATAGATCATCCGATTGAGTTCGGACGTCTTCTGGAGCCCGTCGTTCATCCGGTTCAGCCGTGCTGTGGTCTGCGTCATGGTATCAGACAGGCCGACCAGAGAGGTCAGACCTTTCAGCCCCGCATAAGCTCCGACCAGGTTCCGGATCTTTCCGGTCAGGGTGTCTGTGGTCCCGCTCAGCTGGCGCTGGGCCTCGGAATATTGATTTGCCTGCCGCCGGGCCAGCTCGGTGGCCTCCGCGGCCCGTCCGGTACATTGCAGGTAGGATGTGAACGCCGCCGTAAACCGGTCGACCAGGATGAGTTCTTCCTGAATCCGTGCCACAGAATCACCTCGTTTCGATCTCCTGCTGTTCTTTCCTGCGGGCCATCATGTCTCGGAAGGCAAACGCAGTCACCAGCTGTTTTTCTCCCGCCGGGAGTCTGTCATATTTGGAGGGGGGCCAACCCAGATTGACAAAGCAGTAATAGGCTGTCAGTGTCTCAGCGTCCAGGTCGGTCCCGTAAATCAGTTTTTTACCATTTCCTCCATGACATCGCTCTCCAGCTCGGAGAGTCCGTGAATGGCCTGCATCAGACGGTTATATTCTCCGGCCAGCAGCATTTTCCCCGGTACCAGCTGGGGGCTGACCACGCCGTAAGCGTCGCAGAGCTGCTTGCTGGAAAAATCGGGTTCCACGGTGGCCGCCACAACGGTCCGCTGGGCATAGTCCACACTGTCCACATACTCGAGGCGCTGGCCATTGCGGGTCTCCACCCGGGTAGCTGCCCGGACCAGACGGTCGTTTTCCTCCTGGCTCAGCGCTCGGATGCGAAACGGAACGGGCTTGCCGTCCTCGTCCAAAAACCGGTCCGAGATGATGACCTCCTTCTCTACGGCCGTCTTGACCGGGTGAAGAAACGCGGAAAGCTTGCTCATAACAGATCCTCCTTACTGGCTCACATTCACCGGGTCCGTAAAGCCCTGGATCCGGGCCACCCGGGTGTAAGCAAAATTAAATTCATAGTCCAGCATCGCCTTCTCATCGTCCAGAATGGAGAGAGGAATCTCTCCTGTCAGATGACATCCATAGTAGGCCATGATCTGACTGCCCATGCTGACCGTGGGGTCGGTGTTGTTGATCTGCACGTCAAAATACTCCATGACGCCCTTTGTGATATAGTTCAGGAGCATCTCCTGAAACAGATTGGAGCCGTTGGAGCCGTAGTAGACCTTCCCCTTCGCGGTCAGCTTGACACCGTTGGGCTTGTCCTGGATCACCCGCGTGCCAATGCTGCGCATATCGGTGGACTGGATCCCGCCCACAGGCTGGATGTTCTTCAGACCGATCACCTCGATCTGCTTCCCGTTCCGGGTGATATAGACGGTTCCCTCGGCACCGTTTACCGTATCTCGCTCAAGCAAAAAAGACATGCATTCCACCTCCTCAGGAGATCTCAATGGTGAGATAGATCTTCTCCACCGAATCCACAGGCTGGAGGGCAAGATTTACCACGATGGCGTCGATCTCCTGCCCGGCCAGCACCTCCACGTCGTCGGGGGAGAAATTCTGGATTCCCTGCTCCGCCTGGATCTGCTGGAGATAGCCGACGATGGCGGTTTTGAACCGGGCCCGTCCGGCCTCGTTGTTGTTGACCACACCGATAAAATTGGCGGAGAACTGGGCATAGAGGTCATTTGCGATGGTGGAGAGGAGCCGGACCACCCGGTTTTTCCGATAGATCTTTCCGATGTCCTCGGTAAAGGTCACCAGGCTGTTGATGTCCTGCATGACCTTCACCACGCCGTCCTCCGCAAAAAAGACGAAATTCCCCTGCTCCAGCTCCTGGATATACTGGTCGTTGGTGCGCATCTGGGTGGATATTGCCTGCGGATACTGGGCATAGGTCAGGCTCTCGTTGAACTTCGCGCCGGCGGAAGCTCCTCCGGCCCACCAGACAGCCTGTTCTTTCGTCAGCGCTGTCCCGTCGGCCAGCGTGACCGGACTGTTGACGTGGATGACATACCGGGTATCCGGTGCGGAGAGCCCGGAGGCGCAGAGCTGGCAGCGCTGGCCGTTCTCATCGTTGATTCGCTTGATAAAGGACAGCATGGCGGTCTGCACCGTCTCATCGCTGCCGTCATAAATCATCACATCGAACTTGTAGGGCTCAATGGCGGTCAGGTAGGTAGAATAGGCCGTTGCGGCCACTGTACCATCGTTTCCGCCGGTCAGAGCCACCCCTGTGGTGGCGCTCAGCGCTCCGGAGCCGCTGAAGGTGACCCAGTCGTTGGCGGTCAGGTCCTCCACGGTCTTTCCGGTCTGCTGATCCATGACAGCGCCGTCCACCACCGTGGATACCAGGAAGGAATTCTCCGGCTCCGTGAGGGCCGTCACGATGATAGAGATGTCATTTCCGCGCACCCCCTCATACCGGGCGGTGGCCGTCAGCGTCCCCTCCGTAACGGTAGCCTTCGCGGCGCTGGATGCGCTGGGCCGGTACAGCAACACCCGGGTGGGCGGGCTGGTCCGGTTGGAGCCCTTGAAGATCTCCTGCAGGAAACGGGCCTTCGGGTCGGTAATGTCGTAGCCAATGATGGGGGTCAGGTCCATATCCGGGGTGACTTCCGTGACCTTGGCCACCGCGCCCCAGGACAGGGGCTCACAGATCGTAACGACGCCCCGCTCGCCCACATTCAGACCCAGGGCTCCCTTGGTTTTGAATCGGATATAGACACCGGGAAGGACTTTGTTCTGGGTCGTCCAGGAACCGCCTGCCATATCACTCACGCTCCTTTGCGAAAAATGCCTTGACAGCCTGATCGGCCTGCGCCAAGGTGTACTCTGGTTTTCTCAGCACGGCGCTGAGAAAATCCTTCTGATACTGCTTGTACCGGGCGCTCCGCAGCAGGGCCTCCCGGGTATACTTTTTAGCCTCCATCGGTCACGTCCTCCTTGTAGTCCATGGTGCGCATGGGGTTGTATGGCTCCGGGAGGTGGACGATCACCCGGATCTCAAACTTGTAGTGAAGCGCGTCCAGGTCGATCCGCCACTCCCGCTCGTAGGTCCGCAGCTCCCCGGTGTCCGCGCCGTCCGTATAGGGAAAGGTCTCCATCACCAGGTCAAGAGTCTCCGCGGCCTCCTGATAGAGCCGCTGCATATCCGGCCGGTTGTAGTCCTCCAGATAGGTGAGATCCAGTCCGATGGTGCGCAGCCATCGCCCGGCGGTCTGGAGCTTCAGGTTGGAATAGCGCTGCTGGAGGAACATACAGGGTACGGTGCTCCCCTGCTGGTTCGGGTCCTCGAAAAACGTCACGCCTGGAAAGTTTCCGGACAGGTGTGCGGCCAGAGACCGGGCCACGGTGGAAAGTGTGAATTTCATTTCATCAACTCCTGAATGTGCCGGTCCAGCTCAGAGAGCACTGCTTTTTCATAGGCCTCTTTCCCCTTGTCGGTCATGAATTTCCCCTTCACATAGGTCGTTTTCGTGCCGACAACCAGACCACCGCCAGCCTCGGCATACGCCGGATCGTATTCCAGCTGATTTGAATTTGGGTTGATGTACAGCCCCGGTACAAAATGCCGGTCGACCCGGTGGCCGTCGTTGACATAGGAGGCGTATTCCAGATCATTTTTCAGGAGGGAGCGGTAGATCCCGCCGCCGGAGATCCCGCCGCCCCGCGGCTCCACTTCGCTGTCTGTGACCCAGTGCTGTTTCAGCTCTCCACTGCGCGTGCCGGTGCCGCGGAGGTCCCCCACTTTGGGCGGGGTGGCCTCCACGGCGGCCTCGACAGCCCGCATCGCCGCGTTCTTCTGTACCTCATACAGGATCTCCGGCAGGTCCGCTCCGATCTTTTTCAGCTGCAGAAGGCGCTGCTGTAATGTGACGGTGTAGCTCATTTCACACGCTCCTGCTGCAGCAGGCGGATCTCCTGGTGCGCCAGCCCGGGGAGCACCGCTCCAAAGGGTTCAAAGTACCGGTTTGGCTCCGAGGCAAAGGCCCGGAGTTCCTTGGTCTCCTTCCCCAGCAGCGCCCCGCGGCGGATGTGCAGCTCATCGCCCGCCCGAATGTCCACGGCATTGTCCAGCATCAGATGGTCCTCCTGCCGGACATAGGCGGCGGTCTGCTCCGTCTGGAGTGCACGGGAGTCGGAGCGATAGACGCGGCACGGGACTGCGGAGAGCACCTGCGTCCGTTCGTGCCGTGTCAGGCCGTGCTCTGTGACGGCGCGCACCCGAAATACATCCACGGTATCGGTGTACCACGACTGGAAGTTCATATCACATAGCTCCCTCCTGCTCCGACGAGCTTTGCACGGTTGGCCAGCATCTGGCCGTATGTGGTGGCATTCAGGTCGCCCCACGCCTCCGTCCCCCGGGTGACCGCCTGGCTATCATAGGATACGCTGGAGTCTCCCAGGGTGGCGGACTTGACCACTCCCACCAGCGCGCCGGTAGCAGCGGCCTGGGAGGGTGTTTCGCTGCTCTCCGCATAGGTGCGCAGATACAGGGTGGCATAGTGAGCCGTGTACAGACCCACCGCATAGCGCCAGGATTCCAGCCACTTGTCCGGCTGAATGGAGGCATTTGCCATGCGAATGATCTCATCCAGCATCGTGCGGGGGACCAGGGGCTCCCCGTCCTTCCGGTAGAACTGCGGAAAGTCCTCCTGGAACTGCTCCGGGGTGTAGTTCCCATCGGTCCTGCCCAGATTGGCGGCGGTCTCCCGGACGCCGTAAAACGGCGCGTTATCCCAGCGGTACATTCCGCAGTCCTCCCCTCTTAGACCTCAGCTTCCGCGCCGGGCTCCGCACTGGGAGCACCGCTGTCTGAACCGGCGGCATCTTCACCGGCGGATTCGCCTTTCTGGGTCTCCTTCCTGCGCTCTTTTGCCTTCTGGGCCTTCTTGTCCGCCGTTTCTCCGGCTTTCTCCAGCGCTTTATCCCGGGCAGAGCCGGACACCGCGATGGTGCCGTCTGCCACCATGCGCTGGAACTGCTTGGTCTCGGCTACCCACTCCGGGACCGGGCCCACATACCCGTTGGGGATGCGGAATTTTTCAGACCGGTCCTTGCTGAAAAAGAGCACAGCCTGTCTTGCCAGAATGAACATGATACAGCCCTCCTATCAGGTGTCCCCGCCGATGTTGTCCCAGTAGGTGATCGTCTGCGGATACAGGATCTGAGGCTCCGAGAGATTGGCCATATAGGCGGTGTCATAGCAGACGTTGGCCACATTGGGCGCAGACATGATGCGGGACATGGGGACCAGCTCGTCCATCTTGAGGAAGCGGTCGTTGTGTACATACACCACCATGCGGTCGGTGTTGGAGCCGCCGGCGCCCTTGCACCAGCGGGTCGCGCCGATAAACAGCTTTCCGCCGTTCTTGACCGCCACGTTGTTCCGCATGACATAGTCAAAGATGGTCTCGGTGGCCAGTTCGGACACCTTGCGGGTCAGAATATCGGTGTATTCCTCATAGGGAAGCAGAATGTGGTTGGGCATGGCACCCAGGTCATATTCACCCTGGGCCCAGGTCTCCGTGATGGCCGTGTTGATATCCATGAGGATCTCGTCCGGGGTCTTGGTGGCCCAGTTGCCATTCCCCTCGGCCCCGTCCGCCACCGTGGATACCGTGGCATCGGGGTTATTGATGAGGCCGGTGGTCTCATATTCGGAGAGCCCCACATAGACGTTCTCGTCATTATGCTTGTCGTATGCCATACGCACGCCGTCCTGGAGCAGCTGATCCAGGGAGCGTCCCACGAAGTTGGCCCGCTGCATGTCCTGGAACATGACGCGCAGGGCCACTGCAAACACGTGGGCCTTATAGACACCCTTATCCACGGACGCCTGGACCACGGGCAGGCCATTGGAGCCGCCTGCCTGGACCGGGCCGTTTCCCGATCCTCCGGTGATCCCGTAGGCCACCGACATGGCCGAGACATAATCGACCCAGCCTCCGCCGGTCTGGATGGGGATGTCACGGGGATAGGTTACGGAGGTCAGGGGCTTGCGGATCAGGGGGTCTCTCTTTTCCAGCTCGGAGACCAGAAAGGCCCCGCCGGAGGCCACACCTTCCGCATCCATGGTGGGGATGCCGCCGGCGGCCGGAGCGGCCCCGTGGAATCTCACGACACCGCCGTCAACGGTGCCCACATTGCGAAACTTTGCCATGGTCTATTTCCTCCTTCTCAGGCGTTGAGGCGGGTGAGGATCACCAGCTCGGCCACGCCGTTGGCATCCTTGGGGCCGCCCCACTGTGCATTGGTCAGTTCGATGGTTTTATCGGAGTCTGCTTCGGCCTCAAACCCGCTCACCACTGCGCCGGTATAGCTTTCGTTGTAGGTGATCCGGACGTATACCTTGCCGCCGACAGCGGGCTCTCCCCGCTGACATTTGACCTGGATCGAGCCACGCTGGAACACGCTCACGGGCTCGCCGGGGGCATATGCGCCCTGACTCTGGTCCAGGTAGGTCAGAGAACTCTTGAACTCCCGGCCGGCGACGCCCACAAACTCCGCGGCCGTGGCCGCCGCGCCCATGGGGACGACTGCCTTGCTGCCGTCATACTTCAGAGGGGTACCGAATGGGATGGCCACTTCGCCCCCTGCGGGGCGGGTGTTCACGATCATGTCGGGCTGCCGGGCATAGGATCCGGCGAAGCCGAAGGTCAGCGAATTGCCGATGACCTGTGGATTAAGTCCCATAGAAATCACTCCTTCTTTAATTGGATGCGAGGATGCCTGCGGTGCGCAGCGCGGCAAGCAGGCCGTTGAAATCTTGCTGTGTCGGTGCCGCTCCGATGTCGGGGATCGCCGGAGCCTGTTTTACTCCCCCGAGTGCTTCCGGCGTGGCGGCAGGCAACGTGTAGGACGGGCCGGCGGGACCGGGCGGTCCTTCCGGCCCCTGTGGCCCCTCAGGACCCTGGGGGCCGGGTATTCCCGCCACCGTGGGGATAGGGCCGACATAGGCGATGCGAAGCTCTGCCACGCCGTTTCCGTCCTTGGGGCCGTTCCACATGGCGTTTGGAAGGACTACGGAGTTCTCCCCGTCTGCCTCTGCCTCAAAGCCGCCAACCTCATACGCGCCGCTTTTGACCACACGGACGTAGACTGGTCCGTCCATGGACGGGGCGCCCTTCTGGCAGTGGACACAGATCGTTCCGCGCTGGAACACGCTGACGGGGTCATTGGGCGCATATCGGCCTGTGCTCTGGGCCAGATAACCGGTGGCGCTCTTCACCTCACGGCCGGCAACGCCGACAAACTGGGCGCCTGTGCTGCCGGAACCCATGGCCCTTACCGCGCCGTCGGAGCCTCTTACCAGAGGTGTGCCAAACAGGATGTCCACACTCCCCTCAAGGGGAGCGGTGGCGACCACCATATCGGGCTGTCTGGAATAAGAACCAGCAAAGCCGAAGCTCATGACGCTGCCGATGGACTGTGGCCTGAGTCCCATCTCGATCACTCCTTCCCCTTGTGGGGATTGAGCGCGTCATAGTTGGCCTGCGACTCTGCACAGGCCTGCTCGTAGGTGGTCCGTTTGGATGCCTCGGCAGACTTGATCGCGCTGTCCTGGGCTGCCTTGACGATGGTTTCCATGCCGCTGCCGCCGGAGAGGGTGGCGAGCAACGCGTCGACGACGCGGGCGCGCTGCTGGCGATCCTGGATGGAGGCCACGGCAGGGCGGACACGCCGGAGAAGCTCGGCGGCCGCATCCTTGGACACAGGGGACATATCCTCCATTTCCTCAGCGGGAACCGTAACGGCGGCCTCGGGATCGTTCTCCTTCTTCCCGGCCAGCTTTTCGATCATATCGTCCAGATCGCCCTCATCGTGGAGAGTCTCCTCCTTGGGCATCAGCTTAGCCAGCAAGTCCAGAATGGCATCCAGCTTTTTGTCCATGGCGCTCTCTGCCGGCGGGGCGTCTTTTTCCGGGGAAGCTCCGGCTCCTGCGGGTTCTGCCTCCGGCGCAGGCGCAGTGCCTGCGGGTGCGGCATCCAGCGCGGTTGTGGCAG